AAATACAGAAGGAGAATACAGAGTTACTATATAAGCACTGGATGAAGAAAGTAGTAACAAGTAGGGTACTTATTACTACTTTCGCAAAGTGTACAGGGTCTCAAAAACCTGCCTCCGTACTCCGTCCCTCCGTACCTTGCTTAGTAGCAACTGCGCAATATCGCGCCGCACGTGACAGCCGCGCCGTTCTTTGGCACAATCAGCACATGGACACAGTAGCTCTCGATTATTCATTGTGGGACTTGACCGTAGACCAATATGGCAATTGGGCAACGGTGGGTGACGCTACGCCGGGCGACTCGACAGGCCCCGCAATGCGCATGGCGCAGGACGTAGCCACGCGCTGCCTGACATGGTACGGGGAGCTTTACTACGATACGACGCAAGGAATACGCTATAGCAACATCCTCGGACAAGCCCCTAACCTCACACTTGTGCAAAACTCATTTACGACACAGGCATTGAAAGTCTCCGACGTAGTGCAAGCCACTGCCGACTTTACATTCGCTAATCGCACCGTATCCGGGACAATCACTACCACCGACATTAGTGGCAATTCTTCGCAAGTGCTGTTATGACACAAGTCGTTATTCCGTTATCGGCCACACCTAACCAGACCATCACGGCGATTCTGGATGGCGCAGCGGCGCAGATTACGCTGACGACGACCGACTATGGTTTGTTTGCTGACGTGCTTTACGATGGCGTATCAGTTGCACTAGGTCGTTTGTGCCTCGACCGCACCGATATCAACCCGAATCGTTATCTGGGGTTGCCGCAACTACTGGCTTTCGCCGATCTACAAGGTATTACGGATCCCGTTTATACCGGGTTCGGTTCGCGCTACTTGCTGTTGTATGGGGATAGTTAAACCTTGCACTTAGCGCAACATGTGCTATGCTTGAATTGTCTTTTGGCATTCCGTTTCCTCCTGATGTGGGATCGCCTGCGCTACCAAGCGTTTGGCATTTAGCCGGGTTCGCCCGGCTTTTTTTTACCTGTTGACTTTACGTTTTGTTTAACTTATAGTTACTACACACAACACAACAGGAGCTAAACAAATGAAAACCACATTAAACAAAATCAGAGAGTGCCACCCTTGCGCCGAGGGCTGGGAAAAGCTGCTGCGCACCCTAGGTAAAACGAAAGCAGACGACGAACCCGTTCCCATCATTCAGATTCTGGACAGCAACGGATTAGATGATGCGTTGTGGTGTTTGCGTGCTGTAGAAGGTCATGAACGCGAGATTAGGCTTTATGCGGTCTGGTGCGCTAGGCAGGTGCAACATTTGATGACAGATCAACGCAGCATTAACGCACTTGACGTTGCTGAACGGTTTGCGAACGGTGAAGCAACCCATCAAGAGTTAATTGCTGCGCGGGCTGCTGCGTTTGATGCTGCGTACGCTGCGGCATGGGGCGCAGCAGGGGACGCAGCACAGGCCGCAGCACAGGCCGCAGCACAGGCCGCAGCATGGGACGCAGCACAGGCTGCGGCATGGGACGCAGCATCCGCAGCAGGGGCCGCGCAGGACGCAGCAGGGGACGCAGCACAGGCTGCGCGGGAACGCGAACTGCGCCGGGTTTGTAAACTGGTTGGACAGGAGCAAACAAAATGAACTCGACTACAAAAACACGAATCAAGTACATCGCTAGCGAGTTACTCGACTTAGGCGCAGTGTGCGGCTTTTTTGTACTTACCTACGGCACGGTATTGTCGCTCTATCTGAAATGGTTTGTGGTGCCGTTTTACCCCGTTTCTGTCAATCCTCTGATTGCGGGGTGCGTAGCTCTCGGGTTTCGGGTTCTATTCGCGCAGCACGTAGGAGTCGACGCGGGCCGAAACGTAATCGAAGTTATGTACACCACCGTCGTCCGAGCTACGCTGGGCTTAGTGTTTGGCTACATCGCACACATTTTAATGCGATGATTAAGACACGAACATTTGAGCTAGAGGGGAGGGACGCGGGCAAGACGGTGCAGCTAACCGAGTTGCCCGCTTTGGTTGCTGACCGGCTAGCCCGACGCATCATTCAGCGTTTTGACGGCGATGCTACCGGGGGGATTGTGTCGTTAGCGCTTCGTTACCAAAGGGAACTTGCCGCGCTTGGTGAGGAAGGATTGCGCTTGCTGTTCGGGTTTGTGCACGCTACTCACACAGACGGAAGCACGTTTGATATCCGGCGCGACTTGCGGGATTGGCGCAACGTGGCGAAATTGCAGCAAGTCGCGCTACTGTTGCATGTTGATTTTCTGTTTAAACGGGAGTTACTGGAAACGCCCGTTACCATGCGCGCCGAAGCGATCTTAGCGGGAGTGTCTGACATCGCTGTGACGTTTTGTTCGCCCTTTTTGGCTGCGGTGCTACAATCCGGGCAAGCTTCTTACGTCGAATTGGAAACCGTTCTGAGTACCGAAGACGCGTTTAACCTAGTAGAATTAACTAATGTGGAAGCTATCCGAGAATGGAAAGCCAACACGAAACCCAAAGGCATAGCATGAACCCACTAGACGAAATCAAAACCACCACGGTGTACGGAACTAAAGGCCGTGATGCGGGAAAAGCTTTTCGTATCACAGAATTGGACGTGGTGGCCAAGGCCGACTTTGTGGTGCGCTTAGTTTCTGCGTTGCGCGTCGAAAGTTACGAGGACTTGCTGGCGAAGGTGCAATCAGCCCCTGCTGGCGCGCCTCAGATCGATGTCATTATGCATATCTTGCAAGGGTCGCAGCCCCAAGCCGTGCATACGCTGATCACTGACGCGTTACAATCCGTGCAAATCGCACCCGATCCGAAGCACCCCGAAGCCTTTCGACCACTGTTGCGAACCGACATTCGCGAGCTGTCAACTTTGGGCGAGCTGCTAGCTGCTTTTGCGATGTTGAACATTTACGCCTAGCATGGTTACCGTCCCGTCAGTTAATGCGTTAAATGCGTTGGCGCTCGTTGCGTCAGCGTTGCCTAACGTCAACCCGCCCACGCCGATTTATGCGATTGTGGCAAGTGACACGTTTATCCCGCTGACGTTCCCTTCGTCGTGGGGGGAATTCTCCCCAAAATACGAAACGCAACTTTCGGATTATGCTCAAGAGCAAGGCGCGTTTCAGCCTTACAACAAAGTCAAGCGCCCTGAGACGGTCAACGTCACTATGATCAAAACAGGATCCGACGTTGCCCGGTTTGCGTGGTTCACTGCAATCCGTCAACAGGAAGCGTTAAATCCGACGCAGCTATACACGTTGATCTCGCCCATTGGCGTGTTTGCTGATTTTACGATTGCTACCATGTCAATTGACGTGCGCCCGGATCGTGGTTCGAACTTGACCTACTTGAATATCCTGTTTACGGAAGTGCCACAAATTACGTCTAGTGACGGAAGTTATCAAAACACGTTGTCAGCAAAAAGCAACCCAGTCGCGCAAATCGGGCAAGTCTTCACCACCGCAGTGACCGCCGCGCAGCAGGCGCTGGTTAACACTGCGAAATTCATTACAGGTTAAACATGGCTGATAACGGAAACGTGGTGGATGAACTTGTTGTTAAGTTGACATTGGACGATGACGAGTTCAAAAAAGCCGATAAAGAGGTAGACCAGCAGGTCGAGAAGACGGAGAAGAAACGCGTCAAAGAAGATGACAAGCGCAGCAAACGCGAAAAAGAGCAGATCAAACGCACAAAGCAATCGACTAGCGAAACAAAGACGCTGACCAATGCGTTAAAGGGTTTGTCGTTGTCGTTGGCGGGTGTGCTCGGCGTCGGTTCGGTGGCCGGGCTTGTCGGCTCGGTAATCGCACTGGCGGGCATGGAAACGAACCTGCGCCGCGCCGCAGTGTCGACTAACTTGTCTAACCGGGAAATGCAGGCGTGGGGTAGCACCGCCCGGCGACTGGGTGCGGATGCATCCAGCGGGGCGCAGGCCATAGCTGACCTTGCGCGAGAACAGCAGCAGTTCAACATCACGGGTAATGCGCCGACTCTCGCCGCGTTTTCGCGTATGGGTATTCGTGCGGGCGCTGACACGCCCATTGCGGATATCTTAGAACAAGCGCAGCACATGTACCGCGCTTCGAGTCCCGCGCAACAGCGGCAGATCGAATCAGGTCTATCTGCGCAGGGCGTATCTCCGGACTTAATTCTGATGATCAAGTCGGAAACCGACGCTCGCAGCGCGTACACGAAATCATTGAACGAAGCCGCCGAAGAGAACAAGAAAGCAATGGCCGCAGTCGCTGACGCGATGTCGGCGGTTGAAAGTTCAGCGATTAACGTTGCAAATTCGCTAGCGACGATACTACAGCCTGCAATAGAAAGCTTTGCGGATTGGACGAGCAAAGGTGCTACGGCAGTGTCGGCGTTTGTTGACCGCATCATGGCTTCTGGTGGGGGACTCGACGGCTTCATCAAAGTCATGCGCGAGGAACTGCCCACGGCGACTAATATTTATCTTGGCGCGCTCACCAAGCTGGGCGAGTACATCGACATCCTCGCATACGGTATTGCTAAAGCGTGGGACGTATTGAAGTCGGCGTTTGATAAATTCAACATCGGCGACAAAGTAGGAAGCATTTTTGATAACGTCAAAGAAGGTTTATCTGGGCCTGCGGCTTTCATCAGTAACCTTTGGACTAAGGTGGCAAAAGAAGCGCGCACAAACGGCCCGGCGCCGGTCGCTAACCTGTTCGGATTGAACAAACCCGCAGCCACCCCCAGCACAGCAACACCTAGCGCTGGCGGCACGGTCAGCTCGCAAGACCTGATGACTAAGCTGATTACTAAATACGGGCTGACTGTGCCGCAAGCCGCAGCAGTCGCAGCGAATGCGCAAAGTGAATCAGGGGTCAAGACCAACGCCTTCAACCCCGAAGGCGGCGGCAGTGGCGCACGCGGTCTACTCCAATGGCGTGGCCCGCGCTCTGACGCTTTCTTGTCGAAGTATGGGGTTCGTCCTGATGGCGGGACACTCGACCAGCAGCTGGACTTTTTGTTCTCTAACCCTTACGAATCCGGGTTACTGCGTAAGTCTCTTGGTGTAGGTGGCAGCGCGCAACAGCTTGGCAAGTCTTTCTCCGATGTGTTCGAAGGTCACGGCAATCTATCAGAATCTATCCGGCGCGGGCAGCTAGCTGACAAGTTGTCCAGCGGGTACAACGGCCCGGATTCGGCTGGAGCAGCCCCGGCTGGCACTTCAATTAGCATCCAAAGCGTTACGGTGCAGGCGAACAACCCTGGTGAATTCGTCAACGGGATACAACGCCTGACCGGACCACAAAATCGCAACAGCGCTGTGCGTTAAATAGCTTGACATCGCCGTTACGTTTTCGTAAGATAGCTACACACTTACAACAGGAGAACGTCATGGCGTTGAATAAGATCGAGCGGGAGCTGCTAGTTGCTGCGAGAGAACTGATAGAAAGCGGTGAAGAATATTTTCTTTGTTTTGCGATAGCGAGCGCTACCCCCAGCATTATTACTACGCGTACGCGGCAAATCGCCTCGATCTTTATATTAGCGAGGCGCTAGCGCCGCACGTGTCCCTCGAAACATGGCAGCGCGCAAACGGCTATAGTGCTCGACGTGATGGTAAGCAAGACCGCCTTGCATGGGTTGACTGGATGCTCGATCAACCGGAGGTTGAATAATGAAGAAGTTCTTACAAGGCCTGTTCGACCTGACATTAGCACTTTTTGGCTATTTGCTCCTGTCGTGGCTAGCGGTTAAACTGGGCTAATCATGACAGGTACATTTCAACAATTTGCCGAACGTGCGGCACGCGTCACGGTGTCCGTGACGCGCAACAACGCGCAAGGTGTGGCGCAGACGTACACCTACGTCTACACACAAAACCGCATGCGTATTCAGGTGCGGCAAGGCGGGAAACAGTACGGTAATGCGCACATTGAAATCTTTGGCGTAGCACAGCAAGACATGAATCAAATAGCCCGGTTGTGGTTTGAGGTCATGACGCCGCAGAACGCGGACACGGTTGCAATCGATGTGTGGAACGGCATGCAGTACATCCCGTTCTTTCAAGGTGTCATCATGTGGTCTGCGGTAGACGCGTCAACGATGCCGCAAGTGAAGCTGGTCATTGACAGCAACGCCGCTATGCCTTTGATGAATACCCCAGTGCCGCCCTATTCGAATCCGGGGCCGGTGACGCTATCTGACGCGTTAGCAGACATTGCCGGGCAAGCGGGTTTTGCCGTGGTGTATTCGGCATCGGTGCCAGTCTATTCTCTGACAAACCCCCGCGTAACGGGTTCGCCGTTGGAACAAATTAATGCACTGATGTCGCAATATCCCGACCTGACATGGTTTGTCAATTTGCAGCAAGTTGTTATTCGCCTAGCGGGCGCACCAAGTGACACAGACGCGGTACGCATTGCGGTTGATACGGGGTTGCAATACGCCCCGGTGTACAGCACGAGCGGGTTGAGCATCACGACAATATTCAACCCATTGCTGCGCCCCGGCATAGCGCTGGATGTAGAAACGACGTTTGATTTTGTCAACCGTACCAATTGGGTTGCGGCCGTGTTGTCGCACCAATTAGATGTCAACCTGCCCGGCGGCCAGTGGAATACGGCCATCGCGGCGAATAGCTACGGCGCAAAGAGTAATAACTAATAGGAGAACAAACATGAATGAACACCCCGTAGCTATGGACTTCGACCAAGCCTTAGCAGTAATCAAGAACGGGCTGGCACAGCACCAGCTTAGCGAATACTTACCCGGACATTACGACACGCTAGTTCTGTCTAACCTTCTCGTAAAGCTGGTACACCGTGTGGCTGAACTAGAACGTAAATTAGGAGAACAAACATGAATGACACCGCACGCAAGATTAAAGAGACTTTTGTTTATTTTGCGGTCGCAGCGGGCGCATTAATTGCGGTGGCTGGATTATGCCTCATCGTTTGTGGGAAGTACTTTCTTATGGAGCGCCCGGCTTGTATCGAACTAAGTAAACTCACTGGGCGCGAAGCTTTCGTATCACCCCGCGTATCGTGCATGCTGAAAGAAAACGGCGAGTGGGTTGATTACCGTGTTGTTACTGAAAAGAAGTCTAGCGTCACGATTAAGCGGGAAAGTGCAAAATGAGCAACACCCCATTTAGTTTCCCGTTCGAGGCGCAGTTCGATCAGGACCGGTCGCAAGAGTACGTCATCTTGTCGTTACTGCGCGGCACGATCAACACCGCAGAACTGGTACACGTGCAGGCAGTCAATCCAGTGTCAGATCGCGTCGGGTTCGTCACCGTGCAGCCAATGGTTCTGGACGTAGATACGAACAGCATCGTGCTCGATCAAAGCCCAGCATACAACGTGCCATATATGCGCATGCAGGGTGGCGTATCTGCGATCATCTTAGACCCAGTGGTCGGGGACATCGGCGTAGCACTTTACGCGCAGAAAGACATCACTACGATTAAGAGTACGTTGCAGCCTAGCCCGGCTTCTACTGACCGCGTTTTTAGCACGGCCGACGGGCTGTACCTCGGCGGCTTTTTGAACGGCGCACCGACTCAGTACGTTCAGTTTCTCGCCAGCGCGGCAGGCATTAACATTGTCTCGCCGGGCAATATCAACCTGAACGCGACGGGCAACATCGCACTCAATGCTGGAGGTTCGCTAACGTTGCAAGCCGGGTCGACAATTGCCACTACGTCAGCAAGTACAACAACGGTCAACGCGTCGCAGCTAGTGGTCAACGCCCCCGCTGTGTTCAACAACACGATCAGCGGCACCGCGACGGGTTCGGGCAAGTTCTCCTTTGCTAGCCCGATCACTGCGCCGGATGTCATCGTATCCAACGGTAGCGTGACCAATCACTTTCACGGCGGCGTACAAACAGGTTCGGGTAATACCGGCAATATGACCGGTTAAAGTACTTGACAAAGAATTTAAGTTATCGTAAGATATGCTTAACGTTGGACGCGCGATAGTACCACCTAAACCTGCGCCGGGTAAGAGAGCGCAGGGCCAACATAGAAGCGTCGT